ATCAGCTGCAGGTAGTCGACGACGATCATCTTGAGGTTGTGCCGCTGCTTGAGCCGGCGCGCCTTCGCTCGGATGTCCGTCAGCGTCATCGCCGGGCTGTCATCCACGAAGATCGGCGCATCGGTGACGTCGCCGAGCCGGCGCGCCAGCCTGGCCCAGTCGTTGTCATCCAGGTTGCCCGTACGGAGCAGGTGCAGCGGGATGCGCGCCTCGGCCGAGAGCATCCGCGTGACGATCTCGGTCTTGCTCATCTCCAGGGAGAACAGGCACGAAGCCATGCCCGCCCGGATCGAGGCGTGCCGCATGAAGTCGATCCCAGCGGTGCTCTTACCCAGGCCGGGCCGCCCAGCCACGATGATCAGCTGGCCGGGGTGGAAGCCCGCGATGAGGCGGTCCAGGTCCCGGAAGCCGGTCGGCACGCCGAGCGCGTCCTGGTCGGCCGCTCCGGCCGCCTCGATCCCGTCGAGGGTCGGCTGCAGCATCTCCGCGAAGCTGGAGAAGTCATCCCGGCTGCGCGTGGCGGTGACCTCGAAGATTGCCTGCTGCGCCAGGTCGACGGTGGCCGCCAGGTCCAGGCCGTTGCGGTTCGAGTTCTGGCCCAGCTGGGCAACCTTGGTGCCGACCTCGACGAGCCGCCGGAGCACGCCCTTCTCGGCGACGATCCGGGCGTAGTACGGCGCGTTCACCGCCGTGGGCACCCGCTCCGTCAGCGTGTGCAGGTAGGGGACCCCGCCGACGCGCATGAGGTCGCCCGAGTCGCTGAGCGCGGCTGCCACCGTCACCGGGTCGGCCGGCGTCCCCTGACTGAACAGCTCGGTGATCTTGTCGAAGATGACCCGGTGCTTCGGTGCGTAGAAGTCGTCCAGCGTCACGATCTCGATGACGTCGGAGATGATGTCCGTCGAGAGCAGCATCCCTCCGAGGACCGACTGCTCGGCCTGCTGGTCGTTGGGTGGCGCCTCGCCAGTCGGCAGGCCGTCGGTCACTCCTGATCTCCCTTCGTCGTCTCGTCCTCGGTCTTCGGTTCTGCGGTGATGGCGCGCAGCCGGTCCAGCGCGCTGACCGCGTTCTTGGCGTCGGTGTCCTGGGCCAGTCGTTCGAGCAGCGGCACCAGCACCTCGCGGACGGTCGCCGCGCCGCGCGTGCCGGTTACCGCCTTGGTGACGTCCCGCTCGAACGGCGACGGCAGCTGCCGGGCCTCGTGGTGCATGTCCCGGCGCCGTTCGGCCTTGATGGCCCGGACGCCGCGATTGATGTGCGCTGGCATGATCCACTCGGTCGACTCGGCGTAGTGCCGCCGGACGGCCTCCAGCGCGTCCCTCAGGTCGAGGTGCCCAATGAGCGCGAACCACCCCTCAGCGAGCCGGTCGCCGTTCTCGTCGTCGGGGATCTTCCGGTTGTCGAAGAGGGCACAGGCAGCAAGCACGCGCGCGGCGTCTCCCGGCGTCACGCCTCGATCTCCGGAATCGGCTGCTGGCCGCCGTACTTCTGGTCCAGCCGGTCCGCCACGCTGAGCGCCTGGCCCGCGCGGCTGGCCGCACCCGTCTCGACCACGCCGGAGCGCTCGCGCTGCATTTTCCCGATCAGGTCGTTCTCTCCCTTGATCTGCTTGCGCAGCTTGAAGGGGGAGCGGATCTTGTCATTCCAGAACGGGTGTTCCTGCGTCCACTTGATGACGTCGCGCAGCTGGTCGAGGGTGTGCCCGTCGATCTCCATCAACTTGCGCATGTCGTTGATCCAGGCCTGATTCACATCGGGCCGCTCGTTCTTCGAGTGGTTGCGCTGGACCCAGTTGGCCAGGTAGTCGGCGAGCCGCTTGGCGTCCGCGAGCAGCTCGGCCTTCTTCGGGTCGAGCACCACGTCGGTCGGCTGCTCGTCCGTTGCCTTGGCTGCCTTGACGGTGGCCTTCTTCGGGGCCTTCGTCGCGGGGTTCTGCCCCCAGCGCTTCTGCGCGCCGGCGCGGCCGGCGGCTGCTCGCTTGCTGCGCAGGTCCTTCACGGCGGCGCCGCTGCGCTGGTGCTTCAGGTAGTCGTGCACGTATCCGTGGCCGCGCCGGGGGATGACGCAGCGCTCGCAGGAGCTGTGCTCGTCGTGCCACAGGCCCTCGGCGATCATCTCTTTCAGAACCGTGTCGCTGATGCCCGTCAGGCGCTGCACCATGGCGAGAGGGAACACTCCGTCGGAGAAGCTCTGGGCGGACATGCACAGCGAGACGACGTAGGCGGCGATGGCGGCGGTGGGGTCGCTCATCGCCATGAACTTCGGGTTGGTGTAGAGGTCCACGGATACGCGGACCCACTGGCGGGTATCGTCCGGGCCGCCCAGGGCGCCTGGAGTAATGGGAGTAACGCTCATAGATCGGCTCCTCCTGCCGTTTCAGGGGTGGGGCTGGTCAGATTGCACGCGGGGCTGCGGCAAGATCTGTTGGTACAGACGTGACCACGTCGTGGGTACAAACGTAGGTCCTGGAGCCGAGGAAAGCAAGTGCCATGCAAGGGTATGCCGCCGGCCTGGGAGTGCGGCCTGTTGGCACATTCGTTGCCACAGACGGCCATCCGCGGCTAGCATGTCGGGTATGACCAGGGCCGGAGACAAAAGCGGGTTCCGCGTGCACCGCACGATGTGGCGCAGATACGCGCTGATCGTGGGGAACGCTGGCCGTTCGGCTGATCTTCGCCGGTACCTTGAGTGGCGCATCGACCACCCCGACCAGGCGCTCACTGCCGACCCCGGCGCCGCGGGCGCATCGGTCCAGAAGTTCCGCGTACACCCGGATCTGTGGAAGCCGTACGCGCACGTCTTCATCGGCGACGAGCGGAAGATCTCGGCCGACCTGCGCTCCTACGTGGCCTGGCGTCTTGACCATCCGGACCTCCCGCTGCCCGGCACGTCGCGAGTCTCGCTCAAGCTAGACCGCCAACCAGCAGCAGAGTAACGGGCCGCCCCCAGTGGGAGCGGCCCGTTCTTCATTCCAGGGGCACCAGTTCGATGGCGCGCTGCTTGCCGGCGTTGCGACGCAGCAGACCCTTGGCCACCAACTGCTCGATCTGATACGTCACCGACCCCGGGTCCCTGAGGCCGACATCATCGGCGATGACCATCAGGGAAGGCGTCTGCCGGTGCACGCGCTGGTAGTCGGCGATGCATCTCAGGATCGCCTCCTGCCGAGCGGTGACTCGACTGGTCCTGAGAGGCACGGAGCACCCCCACAGCGCCTCTCCGTCCACCACGGGCGCCAAGCGGAACTCACCCATCAGCGGGCAGCTCAGCTCGATCCAGGATGCCCCCGGTGATGGCCTGGCCCTCCGTGTCGACGACCGCGTACATGTTCGGCGGCCAGTCCTCCATGATCAGGATCGGCATTCCGGTCAGGGCCATCTGCAGCCCGGAGACGCCGGCCGCCGGCTTCGTCGCGATGTTCTTCACCAGGACTTCGTACGCGTCCTTACCGATCTTCACGACAGCCGGCCGCGGCCGGTCGGTACGGAACGACTCGACTGCGGCGATCAGCTCGGCTCGCATCGTCATCCAGCGCGCGTTGTAGATCAAAACGGGTCATCCTCCTTGATTCGGCCGTCGGCCACCGCCTGCTGGTACTCCGCGTATCGCTCGGCGATGGCCTCCTCGCTGGGGCAGCAGTCCGGGCAAGGGCCGGTCTCATTGGTCCCAGCGAACTGGATCACCTCTTTGTCCCAGCAGAGAAGGCACCACGGGCTCCAGCTGCCGTCGTAGCCGGGCGCTCCGTCGAAGTCGGAGTTCATCGTGCGGCCACCGCCCTCTCCCAGATGCGTCGCAGCTTCATCCTCTCCAGTCGCAGCTGGGGGCTCGGCTCGACCCAGCCCTTCCGATCGTCGTTGATGTGCCCGCCGTAGTAATGCTGGCTGTGCCCCTGCTGGCCATCGACCTGGATCCGCGGCCAGTCGCACAGCGCGCAGTCGTTCGGCCAGGCCGGCGGCTTCCGGCAGAAGGGGCAGGAGTCGTTGTGCTCGGTGATCAGCCAGGCCAGGTTTTCGGCCGCGTACCGGCGGGCGGCGGCGACCCGCGCAGCGCGGTCCGGGCCGGCGTAGTACCCGGTGTGCTGGCGACCGCAGTGGTCGCAGCTCAGGGTCACCTCACGAACGTGCCCCCTGCGCACCGCCGCCATGATGTGCTTCGGAATGTGATCACTCATTCGTCCGACTCCTCGCCGGTCACACCGTAGCTGCGCAGCATCGACTCGACGTCGTCCAGCGTGCTGCACTCCGCCAGCCGGGCGAACACGTCGGGCACCTGAGCGAACGCCTCCAGGCCCCTCCAGCGCGGCATCCGCAGCTCGTCGATCGCGCCGCGCTGATCGAAGTAGATCGTGAACTGCCAGAAGCAGAGCCGTCCGCCATTCTGCACGGAGCAGACCTGCAGCCAGTCGGCCGCCCTGGCCTGAATCTCGGCCCATTCCGGGTCTCCCCGCCGGTACGCCAGGTGCGCCCCGTCCGGCGCATCGTCGGTGGGCAGCGGGTAGTCGAGGTCGTACTGCAGGGTCTTCTTGACCTGCCGTCCCATAGGCAGCGGGTAGTTCGGGTCCACCAGGGTCTCCGTCAGATCGAAATCGAAGTCGTGCCTACGCCGCATAGCGTTCCTTTCCACTGCAGATATGACTCGGCGCGGCCCCGGAACTCCGAGACCGCGCCGAGGTGCGGGACTACTGACGCAGGGCCAGCTTCGACTCGTCGATCTTCATCGGCTTGTCGAACAGCAGCCACTCGCCGTTCCACTGCACTTCCTCGCCACCGGCGGTGAAGAAGTAGATGCCGCCCTCGTCGCCGCCGTAGCTGGCGTCGTCGGTCGGACCCTGGACGACCATCGGGCAGTACGAGCTGCCGCACGTGTCGACGATGTCGTCGGTCGGCGTGAGCTGCGCGCCGGCCGAGGTCACCTTGCCCTTGATGGTGTAGTAGGCGAAGACCGACCCGACCTGCGAGATCAGGTAGATGTAGCGGACCCGCCCGGCCTGGTTGTTGCGCTGGATGTGCTCGCTGATGTTGCGGCGCTCCAGCGAGTCCTGCAGCTTCGGAACCGGGACGGCCTTCTTCTGCGCGTTGTAGTTGGCGCTCGCGGTCGGGTCGTTCTGCTCGGCCTTGTCCTTGCCGGAGCAGGCGGACAGGCCGACGATCAGGGCGAGCGCGGCGAAGCCGGCGGCGAACTTACGGGTGAGCTTCAACGGAGATCCTTTCGGGGGTTGAGAGGTGGTAGGGAAGCGGTAGATCAGGAGACGCCGGGCGCCGGCGAGGGAACACCAGCACCGGTCTCTTCCTTGCCGGCGGGCGCACTCGGCGCGAGGGTCGGCGTGCCCGCGTTGACCTTGCAGTCCATCTTTTCGTTGCCGCTGTTCACGTCGATGTTTTCCGGCCGGCCGGCCGGCCGCCAGCGGTTCTTCTGCGGGTTGCCCGCCAGGGTGTTGTAGGCGCTCACGGCGCTGAGGCAGGACCGCTTCGCGCCGGCCACGTTCTCCCGGTAGAAGTCCAGGTCCTGTTCCTCGCGGCCCTGTGCATCGACCAGCTCGGCCTGCGCGATGTTCAGCTGCTCGTCGTCGGCGATGATGTCGTTGAACAGCTCGTCGAACTCGGCCGCGGACTGCATCCGGTTCTGCGCGTCGTTCTGCAGGGCGTACGCGTCGGCCGCACCCCGCGGGTCCGACGTCGCGACCCGGGCGACGTAGAAGATGCCACCGATCACCAGGATGACGGCCAGGATGACGATGGAGATCCGACCCCACCCCCACGCGTGGCGGCCGGGGTCGTCGGAGTTGTACCAAGGCTGATTCGACACCAAGGTTCCTTTCTGAGCTGGGTTGGGGTTGAGGTCCGCTGCCGGACTCGTGCTCCGCCGTGGGCTCGAACCACGGAATGAGGCATGCCGCGCACCGTTGCGGCCGGAGACCATGAAGCCTTAGTCGAAGGAGCTGCTGCTGCCCGAGCTGTCCGAGCTGTAGCCGCCACCCGAGCTGCCCGAGCTGTCGGAGCTGTAGCCGCCACCCGAGCTGTAGCCCGAGTCGCTCCCACCCGACGAGTACGACGGCGGGTCGTAGCTCGGCGCCGGCGACGAGTCGCAACTGCCGGAGCCGTAGTTGCCGCCCTGCGAGTTGTCCTGCATGTTGCTCGGCCCGTTCACGTAGCCGTAGTCGTCGGACGGCGCCGCCGGCGTGCTCTGCTCGACGTAGCCAGCCGAGTAGCTGGTGTCGTCGGGAACGGTGCCGTCCAGCAGCACGAAGGTGTCATCGACGACGAAGCCGCGGTCCTGCTGGCCGTCCGTGCGGCGCCGGGTGGCGCGCTTGGCGTTGGACGGGACGTTCTTGCGCTTGCCCTTGTGGATGCCGAGATCCATGGGGGTCACTCCCTTGCGGTGGTTGGTCGCCCGGGGAACAGGCCGGGTTCGAGTGGACGTGGGGCCATCGTACCGGTCCCGTGCGACATCGGTCTTGTTGACCTTCGGGGCCAGGCCGAGGAACTCACGGACCTTGCTCAGGATGCTCATGCGGATCCCTTCAGTGCTTCGATGCGGGCCTGCCTGCGGGTCTCGGGGCTCTTGCGCAGGAAGACGCTGTAGCCGCCCTCATGCAGAAGAGTGAGGATCGGGAGCAAGGTGACGCTCCGGTCGCTCCGGTTGGACCACAGCACCACCGTGAGGCTGATCCCCGCCTGCCGGCTCAGCGCAGTCAGGGTCTTGCCGGTGATCAGCGGCAAGGACTTGATCAGGCGCCGAAGGTCCTGGATGTTCCGGATCGGCACGTTGGCCAGGTCGGAGTTCTCGCCACGCGGCCGAGCGACCAGCTCGTGCCCCGCGGTGGTGAGCAGCTGCAGCAGCGGCTCCCACGTGATGCTGTTCCGCTTCTCCGGCCGGAGCGCCCAGTCAGCCACGGTGCTGCTCATGCCGGCGGCAGTGGTCAGCGCGGTCAGGGTGTTCTTCGTCCGCGCCGGGAGCTTCAGGACCGCGGCGCGCATGTCGTCGATGGTCCGGATGGCACGATCGCTCACAGGTTGACCGCCCGGGAGATGGTGATGTTCGGCAGCGGCTCCCAGCCCTCGCCCCGCTGCATCTCGTTCGGGTCGAACGGCATCGCCAGGTGGTTCCACTTCGGCTCCGACGGCAGACGCAGCCCGCTCGTCTCATTGCGCAGCATCTTGTTCCAGGTGGCGATGAAGTAGTGCAGCCACTGCCAGCGGACCAGACGGTCCTTCGACGTCCGGACCTTGGTCAGCGCCGAGCGCAGCTGCGCGATCGAGTACTCCGGGCCGAGCTGCGACGGACCCTCGACCAGCTCGTTGAAGAACCGCTCGCGGGCGTTCAGGTCGATCCGGCCGAACAGCAGCCAGCAGAACGAGAAGACCGCAGCCGGCGCCGACCGGCGGAAGTGCCGGGAGGTCGACAGGCCGTGCCGGGCCGACTGGATCAGCTCGTGACTCATCGCCTCGTAGGTGTCCCACAGCGTGCCAGTGGACAGCGAGACGTGCAGGAACTGCGGGTTGTGCACGCGGGCCACCGACTCGTCGGCGTAGTTG